AGGAGCCGTATGACTGTTCTCACAACACCTGGGATAAGAAACTTCTCCGTCTCAATCGACCGAGACGGGCGAGTATCCTATCTGATGTTCAATGAGGAGTACTGCTTCGAGCTTTCTGAGCTCGAGCTGTTTGTCAAACGGCTCCTGATGGTGGATCTCTGCTTTAACTGTGGTACCTTTGACGGTGCGCACAGTCCGGACTGCAATGTCCGGCCGGGGAATCCCCGGCTTGGTTTTGTGTACGACTAACGTTTTGGGGGTCGTTCCCCCTTGCGTCTTTCCGTACTGGCCGCATAGTGATTCTATGTAGTCGCGGCGATTAACGATCGTTGCCTTAACCAAGGCATTCCTCGGGCGTTGCCCGGGATGCCCTTCTCTGGCCGACACAGGCTTCATCAATCTGTGTCTGGCCCTTGAGGGCTTTGCCCTCGGAGGTCTGTCACCTCCTCGGTTAGGTGGCGCAATGCCTTCTAACTAGAATGAACCCTATTACGGGCCCTACCGTCAAGGTAACAAATGACGGCTTCACTGACACCATTCGGGTGCGGTACAAGCAGGCGCGACCCTACAACCTTGTCCTACCTTATAAGCTTCAAGCTTATACAGGGCAGACTCGGTCTACAGGTTACACTGCTCATCCCACCAATCCCGTTTGGACAGACAGCGGCTGGATTAAAGACACTGTGTTCGGGATAAACTCCTTGACACAGCGCGCTAACCAGTTCGACCATCTCGTCAGTAAGGCTTGGGAGAAGCTCCAGAACAAAGTCCATGATCAGGCCGGTTGGGCGGAAAACATTGCCCAATTCGGTCAGGCCCGGACTATGTTCAATGATAGGAGTGTCCAGCTATTCCGTGTAGTTAAAGCGCTTTCGACTTTCCGCTTCGGTGAAGCGGCTGCTGTCGTGACTGAAAGGTTGCCCCGGTATCACCGGGACCAAGTAACCCAACGGCTCCTCGATAAAAAATTGTCGAAAGATCTCGCCTCGAATTTTCTCGAGTTCGAGTATGGTTGGCGCCCCCTTGTCAACGATATCCGGTCGTCCATAAAGGTGATGACCTCAGATCCCGGGGAACGGTCATGCAGTTCAATCGCCAAAAGCGATTGGTCTGAGGACCATTCCTTTGTGAATCATGGGGTCAAATCCGGACAACGGGTGTCTGACAAACGCACTGCATCTTACTGCGTGCGTATGGGCGCAAGGTTTGCGGTTAGCAACCCGAACCTAGCCCTCGCTAGCCAGCTTGGCTTCATCGACCCGGCACTGCCGTGGAAGTTGATGCCTTACAGCTTTGTCGTTGACTGGTTCGTCAACGTGGAGCAGGTCATCAGTGCCACAACGGCCTGGTGTGGGCTCTCAGTCGTGAGCCCGTACACTACTATTTTCGCGCGGTGCCACCGTGATTACGCTTCCTACGCATGGTCAGAATCCCTGATCCTGCCTGGTAGTTACGACACTGGTACTGTGAACACCCGACAAAGTAGTGTCGAAATGGAGCGCATTTCCGAGCTGACAGGCCCGGTGCTCCATGTCCGACCGTTCAAGGGGTTCGGAGTCGAACGCGGGGCGCAAGCCCTCGCTCTCGTCATCGGTCTCTTAAAGTAACCCTCCTTCCTTTTTGGAGATAACCATGCCAGCAATGGCTGCTCTGTCGGTCTTGAAAGCCGACAACGTGACTGCTCAAACCTACGACGTCATTTCCGGTTCGCCGGGCGATGGCGGCTGGGCCATGTGGCGCCGGGATACCGGCGCCAACGCGGCTCAGCCTGTTGGCCACCGTCCGACCTTCCGCGCACAGTCGCTCTACAACGGGCCCAAAACGGCTCGTCGTGTGAAGACTGTGTACGTGGCGCCGTACAGCACGCTCAACACGTCCACTGGTCGGTACGAGACGAAGGACTCGATCCGGATCGAGGTCACTGCGACCTACCCGGAATCGATTCCTGCAGCGGACCTTGCGGAAGCGGCCCACCAGGGCCTCAACTGCAACGCCGCGCTGCTCCTTCGTCAATCCCACGCCGCCGGCGTGGTCCCGACCTAAACCATCGTAGGTCCAAACATGGAACACTTCTCTACTCTTGAGGGTGTAGCTCTCCAGTTCTGGGAGCACCTCGCCACGCCGCACGCCCTATCCCAGGCTATCCGCCTGAGATACGGGATGACGCGTGAGGTGTTGACTTCTTCTGTCACACCTGAGATGTTTGTTGATCCTCTGGAATACAGCCGCAGTAATGCGGCCTTCACCTTCCTCAAGAAGAACCCCTATTTTGAAGGGGCCACCGAAGAGGAAAGAGTCCAGGTGGCGAAGGCCAACTGGTATTCCGGTGAACAGAGATGCCGCTCTACGAACGAAAGACTTGCAAAGTACGTCCCGACCTTCGGTTACCCGCCGGAGCGAGACGTACCTGGAGTTTTCCTCCAGGGTGTATGCAGAAACTTCCGTTCGATGATAGGTGAACGACCCAGTGATGAGTCGATCCAACTACAGGCCCGCCATGGGCCTGGAACGACATTTGCGAGCCTTGTCCGTGACCCTACGGCAGCGGACAAATTTTCCGAGAAACCCACCATCACCCGTAACGCGATATGGCACCTTGCCAATCTCGTGGGAACCAAGTGGGGGCAAGAAATTGCCCTTCGATACACTCCACCCTGGAGTGAATTGGGGACCACACCCGCCAACCGCGGGGGTTACGCCGATTGTGTCAATGTAATCCGTGGCGATCGGTTCACTACCGCCGCCAAGGATGCCCTTAAACACCGTGGTATTGTGATCGGGCCTTCCATCAACACCTACTTCCAACTAGGAGTAGGGCGTTGTATGAGGAACCGGTTGCGACGCAACACGGGATGGGACCTGGACAGCTGCGCTGACATACACCGTGAGGTGGCTCAGCAAGCGTCCTTGAGTGGCGACTACGCCACAATTGACCTTCGAAATGCAAGTGATTCCCTGTGCAAGAATTTGGTGAAGATTCTTGCCCACGACCCGGATCCCCCTATTACCCCTGTGAAGGGCGAAAGGACGGAATATCGTCGACTCTCACGAGACGGGTGGCTCAGTCTTCTCGAAGACCTACGCTGCACGCACACGTACATCGACGACCGGTGGATATACCTGGAGAAATTCTCAGGTATGGGGAACGGTTACACCTTTGAACTCGAGACGGTGGCCTTCGCGGCCATCGCCTCCGAGTGCCTTAAGTTGAATGGGCACGCGGGAGTTCTAGGGCTTGACCTGTTCGTCTTCGGGGATGACATCATTGTCCCTACAGACGCTGCAGGCTTGGTAATCGCCGCGCTCGAGTTTTGCGGGTTTGAAGTCAACAAGGAGAAGTCCTTTGTCGCGGGCCCCTTCCGGGAATCCTGCGGCGGTGACTACTTCTTGGGACACCCCGTGAGGGGCCCCTACTTCAAGCGAGACTTAGATGCGCCTGACGACGTCTTCCAATGCCACAACCTGGTACGCAGGTATTCTGCGACGCTGGGTACCATGGGTGACAGTCTTCGGACTGGGACTTGTGGTTGGCTCCTTGAAAAGCTCCCTGTACATCTCCGTAAAATCGGAGGGAGTGAACGCCTCGGCGACACTGTCCTCCACGGAGTGCGAGAGAGATATAAGTGGAAAGACCAGATCAGATGGGTCCAACAAGTCCGGTGGGAAAGGCCCAGGGTAATACCCTGGACTTTCTACTCGGACGATGTTCGACTCACTTGCCGTCTTCTAGGATACGGATCATCCATTGGGATCTCGTCCCGTGGCTCTGTACCGTCTTGGAAGATGACCTGGGTGAGCGGCTCTTAACGGCCGTCATTTCGGACTTTCCCGGGCTTTCC